GACCGGAGACCCGCCGAGCTCTTCATCTCCGGGGTCCTGCCCCCAGAAGAGGTTGTCGGGGTCGAGGCGTTGGGGTTGACTGTTGATCCCGTCCATCTGGTAGAACTCGGCGCTCCCTTCGGGGTCGAGGGTGATCCCCTGGAGGATGATGTTGTAGAGCAGCCTGCCGGTCGGGAGGTCGCTGAACGTGTGGGCGGGGAGGTGCCGGAGTTTCGTGAGCGTATAGGTGCCATCGACGACTTCCCAGACGTCATTGAAGATGTAGCACCCATACCAGAACCGGTCGTGATACGACCGCTCGATAGCCCAGGGGAGGTTGACGTCCTTCGCGCTGAACATCCGGGAGATCTTGGTCTGGAGGTCTTCGTCGGTATCGTTGTTCGGGTCGAGGACCTCGATGACGGGCCGGGCCTGGAATAGGAGGGATTTCCGCTTGTCGTAGAGCGCCGCTCCGTACGCGTTCTTGCGGATCTTGCGGATCTTGCTGATCGTGATGTCCTGGTAGCGGAACGCCGTCTCGTTCGGGACGTAGACGACGCCTTCCTCGTGTGTGGCCGTATATGACTTCTTGTCTGGCACCGTGCCCTCTCCCTCCGTTATTTTCAAAAGGGGGTATTTAAAACCCCATGAATAATGTAGTCTTTGTTATCACGCTTTATATGATTTTCTCCCCTTTCCCTCTCACCAATCCAGCCGAGGAGGTCCGTCTGGTCTGTACAGATCGAAGGGGGGGATCTGAGGGGTCGTGGCCCGGTAGGTGAGGTCGTCGGCGGTGAACGTTTCGTCGCCACCGTCGCGGCTGAAGTCGTCTTCGAGGGCGTACCGTACGTCGTCGATACAATTATGCACAAGAATTCCATTCGCAAAATACTCGTGACAATCCGCAACGGTCAAATCATACACTAGCTGCCCGCCGACGGGCTCCGTTCGCACGAGATGAACACGATCGTCCACAGTAGAGCTGTTGCCGATATTTGTTTGTCCGGAATTCTTGGCCACAATACTCACATGTTCTTGTGACATCATCAATTCCGGAGTTTCGCCTCCACTTTGATTTGCAGGCGTTTGAACAAAACCGGTGGTTCGTTGGTTTAATTGAGTAGTATTCTTTCCCGCACTGTTCACAATAAAATTTTTCGGGTTTGCGCTCCTTTGCGATCCGCTTTGCGTGTTCGCTGTGCCACAGGCGACCGGCTTCAGATGCGTGCCACTCCTTAGTGAGTGGCCTAATATCTTCAAGGTGTTTAATAACCCGTTCTTTATTTTGCTTGTGGTAATCGACAGAGTGTGCCCTATAATGCGGAGATTCTCCAACACACTCCAAATTTGATATATCGTTGTTACTGGGGTTTCCGTCTTTGTGGTGTATGTGGCACCCTGGGGGGATGTCTCCGTTTTCTGATTTCCATATTTCCCGGTGTAAATACAAAGTTTCGTTGTTTGTTCTGGGAGATCGTGATGCTTTGAAATATACTGCATCTGATCGGGTATCAGAGTTTGGATATCTCCTATATTTGTTCCCTTTGAATACGATCCTTTCCGATGCCATAGAGTATCATAGTATCGTATGGCGTCAAGCCGGATAAAACCTTTGTTTGCTACAAAAACACGGTGATTTGGCGTTGCAACAAAAGATTCCCCGTTAGATAGGGTATATTTGTTGGTATATTTTATTCCGTTAATATGTGTTTTTACAACGGGTTTGTATCCCCCCCGCGTTAGCACCAGATCACCAACATTTATATCTTCAATCGGTACATCACCGCGGATTGTGGTTATCAGAGTTCCTGTTGCGAAACAGTGATTATTCTTGTCCGGGTAGTCGCTCCGGACCTCGCCCGACCGTAACCGTTCGTGAGCGTAGTTCTGGAACTCGTGCGCTGCCCGGGGGCACCGGGACGGGTCGATGATGATCGCGTTCAGGGCCTGGAGTTTTCGCATCCCGAACTGCACGCTGTCAGGTCCTTTCTTGGCTCCCCGGATCCGCATCCCGAGCCGCCGTAACTCGTCGATGGATTTCGGTTCCGCAGAGTCGGCGACGGTCTCCTGATCGTTGTAGGGTTTGATGTGCGCCCAGAGGTCAGGGTTGCTCAACCCGATCCCGCTGACCTCGGCAAAGATGTAGAGCCGCGCCCGGGTGCGGTCGTAGTGCATCCGGTTGAAGGCGGCCGGGTCCACGGCGAACCCGAAGTCAAGCCCCTGCCGGATCCGGTCGAACCGGGCGATCTCGTCGTCGTCGATCTCCCGGATCTCAAGGTTGGTGAAGACTTCCAGACCGGTGCCGACCTCTTCGCCGTCATACTCGTGAGCGTAGGCGACGGGGTTTGTTTGCTGGAGGTGTTCGGCCTCATGGATGAACCGTTCCCCGACCCATTCCCGGGGGACGTCGTGGTAGGTGGAGTGGTGAACGATCCTGCCAGGCTTGCGGATCTTGACTTCCTGGTTGACCCAGGACCGGCCGGACTTGGGGGGGTTGTAGGAGTAGATGGATATCCGGCGATGGTCCTCGCCCCGGAATAGGGACTGAATGATGTTACGGATCTCGGGCATCCCGGCGAACTGATCGACTTCCTCGAACCAGGCGTATTTGACGTACCCCTTCCCGAGGTTGAGGGACTTGATCTTCTTGGGGTTGTCGGCCCCTTTGAAGACGATCTTCTGCCCGGTCTCTTCGAGGATAATCTGCATCGGGGCGTACTGGAACTTGAACTCGTCTTCAAGCCCCATCCGGGTGATGGTCCAGACAAACTGGCCGTAGACGGTATCGCGGAGCTCGTTCGAGTAGCGACGGAACACGACGGCGTTTGCGTCGGGGTCGGCGATGAGTCCGAGGACGATCTCGGTGCTGGCAAACGTGGACTTGGTGCTACCCCGCCCGCCCTTCAGCCAGTACTCGTCGTGCCGTCCTTCTCGGATATCGAGATGAAGATCATAAAAGTTCGGCGAGATGAGGGAGGTGAGGGGGACGCTCATTTCCGCTTCTTCTCTTCGGTCTTCCGGGGGATGTCGTCAACGATGACGATGCGGCCAGTCCCTGCGTGATCGACCTTCTCCGTCGGTTCGCCGATTGCCAGTCGCCCGATGGTGACGGCAGTCTGGAGGTAGTTCGGGATCTGGGCCGGGGATATCTTCGCCGGGTCGATATTCTTGAGCCGGTCAAACGCTTTCTGCTGGAGGAGTTTGGCAAGGACGAGGTGTTCCCGGGCGAGCTTCTTCCGTTCTTCTTCCTGTTCGACCAGGGCCTGCCGGTCCATGTGGTCGTCGTATTCGGCGCATCGATCGACCCACCGGAACTGAGAGGACCACTTGAAAATAGAGGCACTTTTATTGTACTCCGTTTGTACTCTGATTAGAGAGCGAGATGCCCCCATATCCCGATAAATCACGAACGCTTCAAACGCTTTCAGTGATTCGAGATATTTTCGGCCAACTTTCAGCCGCTCCCAGGGGGGGCGACCGGATGAAGGGGACAGGGCTTCTTCAATGAGGTCGGACAGGTCTTTGGTCATGGGTAGGTGGCCTCCGGGGTGTAACAAATTGTTACACCCTACTGATCCGGCCTGTAACAAATTGTTACAGGCGGGGGGTCTTGTTGCTCTGAGAGAGGTATCTCTTCAGGTCGTTTTTGATGTAGTAGGCTTTGTTGAGGATTTCGAGGAGGGCGATCGCGTCGGTCCCGAACTTGGTCCAATCGATGGCTTTCGCTTCGGGGAGGTAGTTCAGGACGCCCACTTTGTAGAGGTCTACGAACGGGTGCGTCTGCTGGATCAGGGTTAACGACTGGTCCGGGTCGATGACGGGTTCGAGAGATGCCCAGGTCTTGACTCCGAGATCGTGTGCTTTCTCCAGGGCGGCGATGCGTTCTGCGGTCGGTGCTGCACCGGGCTCGTATTGCTGTCGCTGCTGCTCGTCGATGAGGGTGAGCGTGGTTGCGTAGGTGACTTGTTCGGGATACTGCTCGATGAGGTCGAAGTCCCGTTCCGACCGCTTGCCGCCTTTTGTCAGGAGCGTGACGTTGAGGCCGTGAGGGAGGAGGATCTCGAGGGCTTGCCGGGTGAGTTGGTGCTCGACGTCGATCGTCTGGTAGGGGTCGCACATGAAGCAGAACAGGATTGATCGCTGATCTTTTGCCTGTGCGAGGTCTTTTGCATCCCGGCGGATCTTGTCGATGACTCCGGAGCGGGGGGCGGCGTGAGTGAACGTCTCAAGGGACTTCCGGGAGATTGCAGGCGCGTAACAGTAGACGCATCCGTGGTCGCATCCGGCGTAGAGGTTGCAGGCGAGGTCGGCATATTCTCCAGCCTTGCCTCGGGGTTCGTAGATGACGCGAAGAGCCATATTCACGCACTCTTCTCCGCCTTCTGCCCGGTAAGTTTCTCCCAGCGGTCGATGATGACCTGGCAGTACTGTGGGCTGATCTCTATACCGTAACAGATGCGTCCTAACTGCTCGCAGGCGACGAGGGTCGTGCCGGACCCGAGGAAGGGGTCGAAAACAAGATCTGCCTCTCTCGAACCATCCTGAATCGCCCGCGCCCATAGCGCCACGGGTTTCATGGTTGGGTGCTCACGACTGGCCTTCGGGCGCGGGCATTCCCATACAGTCGTCCGAGTGCGGTCGGGGTTTTTGTACCGTTCGCCCGGCATCCAGCCAAAGAGGATCGGCTCGTGTTGATAATGATACTCGCTGTGGCCGAGGACCATGCAGTCTTTCACCCATACCAAAATCTGTCGAAGGATACCTCTGGCTTTCCAGTCGTCTGCGAAGAGAAGGTGCAACGGTCCCGCCGGGACCGTTGCGTACCAGTATGCGCCGGGGCGGCAATGAGTCTCGGCGAGGGAGAATGCCCCGCGTATCAACTCTTCGAGACCTTCCTCTGTCAGGGCATCATTCTCGATTGTCAGCGCATCCTTCGTCTTGCCTACATAGGATACCCCATATGGGGGATCAGTCAGCAGGAGATCCGCCTTCTTCCCATCCATCAGCCGCCCAACATCCTCCGCACGGGTCGAATCCCCGCAGAGCAGCCGGTGCCGACCGAGTTGGAAGAGGTCGCCGCGCTGAATATCGGTCTCGATCTCCGGGGGGACGGTGAAGTCATCCTCATGCACCTCCAGGTCCAGGCCCGCCAACTTCTCGAGCTCGATGTTCTCAA